GTCCGCTTATCGTAGTAGTACGTGGCCGTCTTCGGGTTGTATCCGACCGGAGTCCATGAATCGATGTCGGCAGGGACCTCGCGACTGGGATCGAAGTTTCCCTTCACTGTCGAGTGAGTGTTCTTTTTGGTCTTACCTCTGCCGATCTTCGTGGCAGCAGTCTCGCCGACCTTGAACGACACGTCTCCCTTCAGGCGAATGATCGAGTCATAACCGATCGCCGTTCCGACGCCAGCGCCTCCGACGTGCTCATGAGCCGTCACGACGTACGTGTCGTGGTTCTCGTACGCAGAGATGTCGATGCGGAGGTCGATCGGGTATCCGGCGGGAAGTTCGCGATGGGCTCCGACTTTCTCCTGCTGCGATGACTTCAGGGCCGTCGTGATATCACTGTCGCTTGGCACGGCAATAAAATCCGAGTTCTTCGTCTTTCCTACCGACGAGAAGCCCTCATAAGACGCGAGAGACTTGTCGCCCGCTGGGATGTCGCCGGTGCCTTTGTCGCTTGATGAGCAGTCGTTCTTGACTCCGTTGCCTTTGCCAGTGGGGCAGAAGGCCCGCTTCTCCTCGACAGCATCTACCTCTTCGAGTTTTGGCTTCGACTCGATTCCGGGAGGAGACTCTGTCGGCGACTTGCCTGTCTTGACCTCTCCAAGACTTGGAGGCCCGCCAGTTGCTGGAGGAGGCGAGCCCGCCCCGGCCATCATTGCGGCCATCGGGTCTGTTTTTGGCTTAGACGCCTCCTCCAGCGTCTGCATATTCATGGCGACGAAGTGATTGTCTCCATGCTCCAGCGGCGGAAGGTTCTCTAACGCTCGGCATTCGTTGATCGAAAGGATTCCGAGGTTTGTCATCGTCGAGTAGTACGATGCGCGGCGAGTCGAGTCCGCTCGCATCAAGCCTCGTACATCGAACTCTGCAAAGAAGACATCGTCGTTGTAGATCAGACTTCGGCTGATCGCGCTCTCGATGCGACGCAGCCATGGCGCGAGCGTGTACGTGATGAACTCTTGGCCTGCTGTCTCCAAGTCTCCGCCAGCAGACGAGCCCTGAATGAGATGAAGTGGCAACCTGTAGACACGTGCCAGTTCCTCGCAGTTGAATCTTCGGCTCTCATTGAACTGCGACTGCTCTGCCGTGAAGCCGATTGGTTCGGCTTTCAATCCGTTGGTGAGGACTGCCGTTCTATAGGCATTTTGACTTCCCTTATGAAGCCTTTCCCAGTTCTCGCGGAGCCTCTCAGCAGCCTCAGGAGAGAGGCTTCCGTCTGTCTGGAGGACAATCCCCGGCTTCGCAGAGTTGGCCCAGTATCGAGCGGCGTGAGTCTCGCAGGCCCTCGCGAGCGCGATCGCCTCGCGGGCGATCTCGACAGGAACCATGCCCTTGATTCCGTCTGGCTCTGGAGTCCAGCGAATGTGCATGATCTGGTCTTGCGTGTACCTCTCAAGTCTTCCGTTCTCTGGATTCGTGTAAGAGTAACGCAGGCGACCGTTTTCGAGCCTCTCGACCTCCATCCGCGACGGGTGAAGGTTGATGAGTTCAGAGACAGCGCCGTATTTTCCAGACTTGATCTGGCTGTAAGAGTTCCCCCACAGGCAGAGATTCATCATCATCTGCTCGAAGAACTCGAACTTTGTCTGCCAGCCGTTTGGAGCGAAAGAGAGAACTTTGTAGAGCGGAATATCTGACGCGCGCTCTTTGCCGCCCTTCTCTGTCCTGCGGTAAACGTGCAGTGGGAGAGTTGCCACCATTTCGGCGAGAATGCGGCACGCTGCGAGCACCACAGTGCTCTGAAGGGCCGTGTCTGGCGTGACTCGAATGTCCGCAGAGGTTCGCCACTTGCCGCTGTATTCGTCAGAGAGAAGGAAGTTCTCCCAACTGATTCCGCGAACTTCTGGCTCTGACAAGCCGCGTTCCGGTGTCCATACAACGTCTGACAGTGAGCGGTCTTCCATCACTTCCCCCCAGCCCTTCGGCAATCATTGATCGTCATAGAGCCAGCGGCGTGCAGTTCTGCATAGTTCATAGGACGATGATCTCCGGTTCCGGCGTTTTCACGCCACTCTCAGCCTCGTTTGCGAGGGCCAGCGCCATGACTAGGGCCACCATGCCGTCGACTCGATGCGGACTCGTCACTCCGGGCTTAGCGATCTTGATGTAACCATCCGAGTTTGTTCTCACAGTGCAGTTCCCGGCCATCCAGTTCAAGACTGGGTTATCGCTAGTTCGGAGCCTTCCTTGCGAAATCAAAGTCTCAAGCAGACGCGTAGGCGCATTCATAGCGCGGAACGTCTGCGAGAAGCCTAGCACGTTGAGGCCCTCCGCCTGAAGTTGTTGCTGGAGGTGGTGCGCGTTGTATGGATCGGTGGCGATCTTCGACACTTGATGCTTCTTGGCGAACGCAAGAATGTCTCGCTTGATGAAGTCGTAGTCGCACGTGTCTCCGGGGGTCATCACAAGCCCGGTCGTGGGGTTTCGAGCCCACATCACGTACGGAACCTCTTCTCGTCTCTGCTCGGCATTGTCTGCGGGTATCCAGAACTTGCAGATGACGTCAAACGAGTCATCGTGGGCCTTGCTAACAGCCACAAAAGCGTTGATGTCCCAAGTCTGAGCAAGGTCGAGTCCGCAGTGCCATATTCTGGACGAATCGAACGGCTCCGACTGTCCCTTGCACTTGTCCCACCTCGTCAGGTCGACGAACTTATTCGTCCCCTGAACCCAGACGTTCAGCCGGTACCGAAGGAGCGAGGCGAGTTTTGTTTGCGACCCATCGACCTCTTTGACATCTGCCGCGAACGTCTCGGAGTCCATCGTGACGCCAAACGATGGGTTCGCCGCCTTCCAGACCTCCGGGTCTCGGTAGTCGTCTTCGAGAGTCGCCCCGGCCACGAATCCGAAGAACTGTGGGTCTACGGACTGGTCCTGCATGACTTTTAAGGCGTGCTCATGTAGTTCCCAGCAGATCGACGATCGATCAAATCCGGCAGTGGTAATCGCGCAGACGAGGCTCTGGCTTCGAGAAATCCCGCCGAATCGAATCGAGTCCCATAGCCTCCTATCCTTCGCGCTATGCAGTTCGTCGTAGCACAGCGAGTGGATGTTGAGACCTTCTGCGCGGTTGCTGTCCGACGAGATCACTCGCCAGAAAGAGTTCGTGGGAGCACATGCGATCGTCTTGCGAGAGTCGATGATCTCCAGCCTGCGAGAGAGCAGGGGGGACGACTCGACCAACTCTTTCATCTGCTTGTAGACGATACCCGCTTGGTCACGACTCGTAGCACAGCCGAAGCACTCAGCAGCCGCTTCGCCATCGGCGACGGTCATGTAGAGCGAGATTCCAGACAGGAGAGTAGATTTGCCGAACAGCGTCCTTCGCCCCCGAAGCACTTAGGCTACGGGGGCGAGGACGCCATTCTTTTTTGGCACCTCGATGTAGGCGATCCGAAACCGGCGAGTGTCGGTGTCGACACGCATCCAGCCAAAAATCTCCTCGATCACATCATGCTTCTGCCACGGCAGGAGCGTGAACGGCTTGCCTGCGAATCGTCCCTTCGAGTGGATGAGGAAGTTCTCGAAGAATCCGACAGCGTGATCAGCCTTGGCTTGATCGAAGTAGTAGGCGAAGCCTTTTTTAAGCGCCTCGGCTTTGGATATACGCTTCCAAGGGGTCTTCTGGGGTACCGGCATCTGTCACCTTAATCGCGCTGCGGGATGCGGGAGTCATCCCGAACTGCTGCTCAATGCGAAGCAGTTCTGCTGGCAGCGACTTAAACAACGCCCCTTCGGCGGTGAGTTGGGAGTAGCCCGTCTGTGTGAGTTGGGTCATCCCGTGCTCACGAACGTGCTTCACGACATTCTCGAACTGCTCACTGAGAAGACAGTAGCGAGTGAGAGTCATGCGGTCTGCTTGAGTGAACACGCCCATTCGGCAGAGCACTGGCACAGTCTGATTCCAGACTACGAGGCCGTGATCAGTCAGGCATGAGGGTGCAGTCGGGTCAGCCGGTGGCGGCTTCGGCTCGCTGGTGTTGATCGGACCCTTGCCGGGATTTCCCCGGAGGACTTTGAGGCTTGTAGGTACTGGCGGTCGGCCCATGACTTAACTCTTGAGACTTGAAACCCTAGTCTCGCACGTTAAAAGCCCCCCCTGAAAGTTTCCCGGCCGCGCACAGAGAGG